TCTTCGGTATAAGTAACCTGAAAGCTGAAAGTAGCATTTTGATCTACTTCAAAGTTTTTTTGTCCTGCCATTTGCCATAGTCTCCTAAATAGGAATACTCCTGTACTAATTTTAGCACAGGAGTATTTCTAATCGACTATATTAAGCCTTGTTTGTAAAACCGAAGTTTTTATCGTTCGGATTAAGGGCCTTCAAAATTACTGGAGCTACTGCTGCAATTCCACCCATAATAAGGTCATGTGGATCTGTATTTCCAGTCATGTACAGAGCAATTGCTGCTGACAAGAATGCTCGCCCGTAAGTTCCTAATGCTGACAAAATCTGTTCTTGCATTGTTACTTTCCCATCTTTGTTTAAATCCGCTTTATCGAATTTAGCCATTTTATCGTCTCCTCGTGGGCGGTATGCCCATGAATTTTGGTATTACCCAATACTATAATTCTACCACTATGCTGAGATATCTACAAGCTCACAATTGCCATCTGAACTGCATGCAAGAGTAGCTGTAGGAGATGTTCCATCTTCTGTTTCATAGAAAGAAAGGTCTTCCCATCGAATATTCTCAGGCATCTTTGCAACAAGAGCATCATACTCTTCTTTTCCTACTTCTTGGTATGGAGCCTGCTTGTATGTGTGGTCTGAATGAGGAAGGAATGAAATTCCAGATACCTCGTCAAAGTTTTTATAAACCCAAGCTCCGACTTCCATCCATTCATCTTCTTTGACAGAAACTGTAATTGAAGGCTTGTGCTCACACCATGCACGTTGATATACAAGCCAGATATTTAGATGATCAATCGCTGTGAGATCATTTCTAACAATTGCGCCTTCTGGTGCTTTTACTGGAAATGAGAATACATATGTATCGTTTGGCTTCATTACATCATCCTCTACTGGAATTCCAACTTCCTTTAAAAATGTAGAAATTGGATCTCCCTTTGAACCACGTACTGTACGAATGTAATACTGTGAATGCCATGGATGCATTCCTGAAGATACCCCGACCAATTGAGACACTGTTCCAGAAGGCTTTACACATGTAATAGCTGCAGACTCAGGAATCCCAATCTTCCCTGCCTCTTCTTTATTTACTTCTCTTGCTCTATCACGCATTGACATTAAGAATGCCTCAAGAGCAATAATGTCTTCTTTGCCTGACATAAACTTATGTCCAAATTGTCCAGTTAGAGAAACACCCAGCAGTCTTTCTTCTTCTGTATTATCTTTCCAGATCTTTCGCAGGTACTTAAAATCTGTTAATGTTGACTGCCATGTCCCAAGGATTGTAGCAAGCTCAACTTTGCGCTGGATATCTTTCTTTGTATCGTTTTCACGTAATACGACTTCTGAAAGATTACAAAACTGATAAGGACGTAAAATAATTTCTGAACATGGGTTTGTTCCATAATGGATTTCAGGGTCTCTGCGACCAAATTTAGCTGCTTGCGCCTGCGCTGCTGCGACGTTATAAATTCCACGTTCCCCAGACTTTGAGTCATATAAAGATTTCCATTCTGCAATAAACTGCTCCATCTCTGGCTTGCGTGAATATGCAACAGAGTTATTTGATAAAGCTCTTTGTGGACTATTCTCCCACCAGTTTCCTGCTTTTGCTTGCGCCATTTCAATATCATTAATGTTAGACAAAGAAATCATTGCTGAGCGTCGAACTCCTCCAACTACAACAACTTCGCCAATCTTGCACATGATGTCATGGCACTCAATTGGCTTTAGGTTTCGTCCTGCCGCATTCTTAAACTTTGCAATAGTAAAATCAAAAAGATTAATGAGTGGTTGTGGTCCAGACGATCTTCCACCCATTGTCTTTAGACGTGCACCTGCTGGTCTTACCTTAGAAACATCAATTGCTGGAATATGACCAGTCCATAGGAGGGCAAGTAACTCACGGTACGCTTTTGCCCAACCTTGCTTTGAATCCTCTACAACAATTACTGTATCTGACTTTTCAAGTTTTTCTGGGACGGCAGGAAGCTTATTGATATACTTGTATTCAACAGAGAATCCAACACCAGTTCCACACATTAGTACATACATTGTTTCATCAAATGATCTTGGAGAATCTACTGGCAAGAAAGCACAGTTATACCCAGCTACATTATCTCTTTCTAGTGCTGCTCCAGATGTCATAACAGATCTCATTGATGGCATTACATTTCGTTCAAAAACAAACTCTTTTAATTCCGCAACTAGCTTTTCATTTGGAATATAATTGTGATTTACCTTTAGGTGATTAGTCATAAAGTCAAAATATCTATCTACTGTTTCTCCCCATGTTTCTCTACGCCCTTCTGCTTCTACCCATTTTGCATATCTTGATAGAGCAATAAAGTTCTCATATGGATTTTCAATAGTTTGTGACATTTATTATACGACCTATTCTCCGCCTTGCGGTGTAATTTTTTAGATGAAGTCCTAGTGTATCAAACTTTTATTTAATGGTCTAGGCTTAAAAAAATATTTTTTACATCTCATATAGTGATATGTGTTTTAGTTGACTGGCTTGACAGGGGTTTATAATCAATGCTATTCTTATAGTTCGTTATCTCTATAGGAGGAAATGCCAATGGAGAATATAAAACAGCAGTTTAGCGATTTAGTTCGTGACTGGACAGTAATAGCAATGACAACATTGTTTTTATTTTCAGGAACACCTGCAAACGCTTTAACTGTAAAACCTTTAGTGAAAACTGAAGCCCAATTAAAGCAAGAAGTCTTGGATAGTTTTAGTAAAGAGATTTACAAGCCATCTGAGATGCTTACAGATCAAGAGTTGTTAACACTTCTTAAGACTGTAGGATTCGAAGGATTAGGCCTTAAGAAAGCTTGGTCAATAGCAAAGCGTGAATCTAATGGAAGACCGCTTGCATATAACGGGAATAGGAATACAGGAGATAGTTCTTACGGACTGTTTCAGATAAATATGATTGGAAATCTTGGTCCTGAAAGACTTGAGAAATTCGATCTACAGAGTAACAAGGAGTTATTCGACCCAGTAACAAACGCAGAGATAACGTACTACATGACCGATGGCGGCAGTGATTGGTCAGCTTGGAAGGGTATGACCCCAAGAGCTAAGGAATTTTTATTAAAATTTCCGACAAAGTAAAGGAGATGGGATGAGGATACAATACGTATCAACTTACATCTCCATGTCAGAAGAAGGATTGGTTGAAAAGCTATTATGCCCAGTAGACCAATCCCTTCTTTTTTGTAATCAGGATCTGGAAGACAATATATTCCTATACTGCCTAGATTGCAAATATAAAAAAGATTTAGGCCTAACCACTTACAATAAAATTGTTTCAGAGGTAGAGTCAAAGAATGTGCGATAAAGAAAAATCAATTCAAAATGAGTCAGAGCCAATCAGGGTTACTGATGCAATGGGTAGAGAGATGTTTTGGTTAGATGCAGGAAGACCAGACTAACGAAAATCAAGTTGAAAGCAACTTAGAAGACAATTTACCTATGGTAAATTATATAATGTTACACAGAGTATATGACATGCTAACACTTATAGCCAATAAGGTCGCTGGCAATGAAGATACTCAAAAAATGATAGACTATCATGAACAGGGGTTCCTATTAGGACCTGCCCCTTCATTTCAACCTAGTGAGGAATAATATGGAAAAAGAAAAAGTAGTACTACTAATGCTAGAAAAATTAAATAACGACACACGATTTGCTGGAGTTTCAAGTGGAGCAGATATTGCAGATGTTGAACAGCAGATTATTAAGAACCAGCCTTTCTTGCAGTGGCAAATGGGTAACATGTACGACCTTCTTGTAGAAAAAGGCGTAATTACCCCTTGACTTTAAATATGCAATAGCATATACTTTTAAAGTATTGGTCGAGTTTTGCTCCCTTTACATAAAGCCCCTTTTGGATCCGCCTCCAAATGGGGCTTTATTATTTAAGTGGTATAATATTATTATGGCAAGAGATCATTTTGCACAAGCAAATAAAAACCCTAGATACGGAAGTAGATTTTATACTCATCATGAATCTAAGGAATCTCAGTCTGAGCAAAGAATAGAATTTTTTTTATCTAGAGTGATAAATAAATTTAAAGGAATATTTGGTAGAAGATAATGTTTACAGACAATAAAAACTTTGAGCAGGTTGCAGACCAAGTTTGGGTATGGCGTAACTTTGTAACTGAAGAAGAAAATGATCTTATTACTTCCTTGATGAAGGAGCATGAACAACGCTTTGAAGATAAGGATGAAGCCTTTAAATTTGAGGACCAGGCAATCGACTGGTACAAGGATAAGACTGGCCCACTAATGATTGAGCTAAAGCCAATATGGGACAGAATATCTGCAGCTCTATATCCTGAGCATTATATTCACCCTCAGCTATTTGTTAACGTAATGCGTCCAGGTGACGAAGGCATGTTTGTACATGCAGATAGCCCAGGAATGAATATGGAGCACGAGTTAACTCAGTTAGATAGATGGAAGACTTGCTGTAGATTAAGTCACGGAATAGTAACATACTTTGGAGACTATACAGATGGACAGATCTTTTATCCTAACATTGAAAAAGACGGTACTGTAAAAGAAAGACCTGGAGATCCATTTGACTGCCTAGAAGTAGATGTAAGACCTAGAGATCTTGCGATACATGGAGCAGTTCACCCATGGGAGCACGGTGTAAGAAAAATTACATCTGGAACAAGATACGCTTACTCAAACTTCTGCATGGAGAAAGAACATGCACCAGGTACATATGAATTATTTGATCCTAACAAGCATCCATTTATGACTGATAGAGCAGAGATTATAGAATGGGTTGAGAAGGTTCACCCTGAAACAACATTCTGTAAGAAGAAGTGTATTTGCGGTCAATCAGGCGATCTTCCTTATTGTGACAACACACACAAGATTATTAATAAGAAGAAGCAAGAAGAGGGCAATTCGGACATTTAGTGCGAAAAGTGCAAAAGTGAAAAAATTGAAGTGCGGCGGCGGTAGAAGAGCCTATTTTAATCCCATGGATCATTATAGTAATATGGATCTAAAACGGGATTGTATATTTCATCTCCACTATATTCATATATTATATTCATTAGTAATAAGCAGTCAGAATGGGATTCTAAGTACCATATGTCACATACCCCTGAACTTGCATTCAAACAAGTCTCTAATCGCCTCTTAAGGCCTTCTATGACCCATTCTAGCGAACACTCTGCAATGAATCTGTCAGCTTGATAGTAGTTGCACTCCTCATATCGACGATTCTGCAGATATTTAGCTAGTTGGTCCCTTTTGTCCGAATTTACCATATTATCCAGATATAGTACGATATCATCATAATCCAAGATAGCCAGAGTATCGACCTATATAACCTAGAAGCTTTCATGATCTATATCTTCATTTAGGTCGAAGTCAAAAACTTCTCGTTCTCCCGCCCAATTTAAAAATCTAGATAGAAAAGACCCAGACAGAATTGCTATCGCAATTAAAGTTCCTAAAGCCCACATTTTTTTCATTTTTCTCCTTTGTAGGGATACTGGGATTTGAACCCAGAGTCGATTGTATATAAGACAATTGCTTTAACCAGGTTAAGCTATATCCCCTAG